AGATTCTCAACTGCTCTCTCGTCTTTGGGTTGAAGGCGAGAGGGCGTCCATTTTGTTAGTGTGTGCTAGTGCTAGACCCTCACTCGTTGTCATGTGCGAGTGAGGGTCTTTTCTTTTACTTCGTGTTGACAACCATCAGCAGGCCGCGATCACACCGCTCGTCTTCCCTGCTGTTCTGCGTGAACAGGAAGTGTGGCTTCCCAAGCTCCTTCGCCCTGACATGATACGCCTGCAAGTTGGTGTAGTGAGGGTGATTGACATCGTGGAAGAAACAGAACGAGTTGGGAGCCATGATCTCAAATACTTTGTCAGCCCACTCTCCTGCGTGATCATGATCGCCGTCAGATACAAGGAAGTCGTAGCTGTTCGCAGAAGTCTCATGCACAAAGTCATGCTCGGTCTTGGGAGCGATCAGCGTCACTTTTTCTTTTAGGCTATCAACATTCTCCTGAGACAGGTTTGTTCCAAGGTCGTAAAAACTATCGACGCAGGTAATACTTCCCTTTCCGTTATAGGCTACGCCGTCAAGCAATGCTCTGGTGATGAATGCAGTGCCAATACCGATCTCTAACACCCTATCAGGTTTCGCAGAGACCAGTGCGCCGTAGATCAGCATGGCGTGAGGCAGGTCAATAGCCGCGCCGTGTGTGTTATAGTTATCTAAAAAGTTAAGTGGAAGTGGATTACTCATATAAATTACATTACGAATACTGCAATCTTGTGTAAAGCGCACTTTACTTAAAGCGTTGTTGTGTAAAGTAAATGTCTATAGCGTGTACATATCAACGCGCTCATGTACAGAAAACGCGGATTCATCGACATGACAATATACCCTTGCGGTGATAATTGTGATTTATAACTCATGAATCATACCCAATCAGGTATAATGCGGTGATTAATCAGGTGTCTGCGATCATGAACATTTTACAGATGTCTACGATCTGCTACACAAATGCAAAGTATGTAGCGTGATCACTACAATGCTTCTTTGTAGCGTGCATTAATATACAGGAATAGTAGATGTCATTTACTATTTCTGAATGATAGCTGTTAAAAATATGTAGCGGTTTTATTAACAGATTACTCTGTTGGAGCTTTCTTTTTTGGCAACGGACGGAGGGTGCGGAATTTCAGCGTAGTCCATTTCCAAGCAAGTGTGCCGATGCTGTTTTCAACCTTTCTCCATGCCAACCCATGCAAAAAGTCTGTGCGTTCATCACCCTCTTGGATCATCTCGTCTGGGCCAAGCTCTCGCCATTGGTCGTCCTTTTGAGAAGGACAGGTTTCGGTGGATGTGTCCTTTTCCGAAGGACAGGTTTCGGCTCGGTATCGCTCCACTATCTCGCGGAGCCTTGCGACCTCGGCTTCTAGTTTGAGGTTCATTGCTCCAACTGGTTCACACGCGTAGCATGACCCTTGGCATCCTCGTTTAAGGCGATCAAGTTCCTCACGAAGCCTTGCGACCTCGTTGGATTTCTCGGCGAGTTCGCGCTCTAGCTGGCGAGAGGTTTCTACTGGCACTACAAAGGCTTTTAAGCCCATTGCCTCGCAAGCCTCATCAGTCCTCGGCGTTGGTGTGGTATCGTTGGTTGATGTATTCATGAAGCTCAATCAAAAACCAAAGCTGGTAAAAATAAAAGAAAAAATCGGAGGAGGTTCAGGTCGCTAATGTTCGATGCCGCCCCCCTAGTAAACTAGCGTTAGCCTCTCGACTCACCCCCTCAATGCCTCCTCCGATTATAAGCGTCTAACCGAGTCCTTTAAGATCAATCAGAGCAGTGGTTCACCGAAGATCCCCACGAAATATGACCCAAAGGTTTGAGCATCGTTGATAGGCTTTCTGGGTGCTATTGTTACAAACCCTATGCACTTATCAACAAGTGTCAAGCCTTTGTAAACTTTCTAAACTCCCTAAACTCCCTAAACTCCCTATAAATTGGCTACCCCTCATGGACTTGAACCATGACAAACAGAGTCAAAGTCTGTTGTGCTACCATTACACCAAAGGGTAATATGAAATTTTTTTACCTATTATAGCATATTTTACAGAGTAAATACGATTCTATAATGAGGTTATGGCTTATTTTTACCCATGCGTTTGTAGACTATAGCCGCTTTTTCCTGACACGCCTTGCACTGGTGTGGCTTGCATTCCGTACCGCAGGCTGGGCATTTATGTTTCGGCTTCATGAATCCTTCAACCTCCTGAAGTAGCCACTTTCAGGCTGGTGATCCAACACCTCATAGTATGGCGCGCTCACCCAGTCAGGGTTTACCTTCCATGCGACATTATCCTCAATGGTCACCTCATGGTATGGAAGGATTGGCTTGTCATCCAAGAACGCCTCGGTGCTAGTAAACCGCCGTCCTGTGTACGGAAACTTTGGTAATGGGTTGTCTGTATTCATAGCTACTCAGACATATCTACAAACTCCATCTTGTCAACAAGGCTCTGCAATTCACGCCGCCTTTCATTCATCTCAGGCTTCGCCTCGGTCATCGTAGCAACTGCCCCACCGCGCTGGCGCATCAGGTAGACCAGCATGGACAGCGAATCCAGTGCGTCAGGAGACTTGCTCCTCGTCCGCTTGCAGTAGTCGCCCTTGCTCTCGACGCGCACAAGTCCCTTGCCCTTCTGCTTGTATCGTCTAGCCGTAGCCTGTCGGATCAGATCCTCATTCCTGAAGCTGGGACTGATCTTCAGGTACTCAAACTCCAAATACTTCGCCAACCCAAAGATCAACTCGGTTACGACGCCGTTGTACAACTCGCTAGCCTTCTGCGAGTCGTCGCCAAGGATGTGCGTGTCGCTCGCCGCCCATGAGTAATTGACTCCCATCACCTCGCTACCAAACAGACTGCACAGCGAGTCGTGAATGCCTGCGCCGTTGCCAGTCCTGTCCACACACAGCCAGTTGGGTGCAATCTTCATCGTCCTCGCAAACTTGATGATCGCCTGCGTCTGCTCCAGCGTCGCCTTTTTAGGGAATGGTATCTGCGAGTCCAACTGCAATACCACCCTCGCCGTCTTGAATGGAATGAACTGACCAGACTGAGGCGTCCAGCCGTCAGACAGCCCAAATCGTCCGTAGGAACACATCACCTGATCGTTACCCTCCAGAGCCAAGTCAAACGCCGCTAGAGGAACTACAGGCCCAATGAAGCGCACTATACCAAGCGCGTTGTCCATCATGGCAGGCGTGATGATCCCCATCGCCATGCCCTCTTCAGGGAACCAGCCGCGAGCCATCGTCATCGCCTCGGCAGTCCTACCGCGCGAGATGTATCCCATGTAACCCTGATAGGTCTGGAGTCCAGCGTAGACAATCCGCTTCTCAATCACATTCTCACAGCGAGCGGCGTCCAGTCGCAACACATGGTATCCCTCCTTGCTGTCCCACTCAAAGTCGTCCTCGCAGTCCACTGATCCCCAGCCGTCCTTCGGCTCACACCGCTGGGCGAAGTTGCTAGTCCTATCCCTCGGATTTGACGCGCCAAAAATCTTGATGTGACCCTTGTGACTCTCCGTATCCGCTGTGGACAAGATGTTGTTGATACCCTCCCAGACGCCGACAGGGACTTCCTCGGCCTCGTCCAACACCACATGGGTGCGCGACAATCTTCCCCACTTCGGATGCTCCTTGCCTGCTCTCGGTATGGGATGGAATCCGCGCAGGGTTCCATGACCGCTCTCGCCCTTCGGAATGGCTACCAGATGGATGCCCTGCTTGCTGTCGTTGGTAACTTGAATGCTGGTAGACTTGTCCTCCTGATCGGTGATCGGCTTCACCAGCGCAGTCCGATGAAAGGTCTTGATGTTCGCAAAGATGTTCCGCTCGGCGTGTTCCTTCGTCAGCGAGATCACCTTGATACAGGTGTACTCAGGGTCGCGATACCAGTCCAAGTAGAACCATGCCGCCGCCCCAAAGCTCTTGCCCATAGCACCTGCGCCCTGTACCAGCACGCGATCACCAGCGAACAGACACCGCCATGTGTCACGCGAACTCTTCGGTCTCCAGTCATAGACCGCCGCTCCCCAAAGGATTGTAGCCGCCGCCTCAAATTGGTCGTGATTCAGTAGGTGCATCACATACTGGCGCACCACCATCTCAGCCGTCGGCAGGTCGATCTCAGTCAAACCAACAGCGTTCTTAGCCGTCTCGGTGATGATGTACTGAGCCGCATACAACAGACCAAGCTCCTCGTCCCTATCCGCCTCCTTGCGAATATTTACGGCGTGTGCGTGAAAAACCTTGATGGAATGTGGCGGCGTTAGCCTATATCCTGTGTCCTCTGTTTGTTGATTCATTGCCATAGTTGCCTATATTGTGGTAGCCTTCGCGTCAATGTATAACCAATACGACCAGCTTCAATCACACACATTCACCGAAGCCACCAAGCTGGCGTCGCAAGGTGAGGAGTTCAGTCACCTGATCACACTCATGAGTCCTGACTACGCCATGCGCCTGAAGATATTCGTGCGAGACCTGCCTGACGCCATCCGCGAGAAGACCATCTACGGCAGGGCGGTCTCAAAGCCGCAGGCAAAGCCGTCAAAGAAGAATCGTTAGTAGGAACAACAGCCTCTATTACGCGCGGCGCAGGCTTCAACAGCCGCCTTCTCGGTTGATAGGTAGGCGTTGACAGCAGGGATGATCGTAGGTAGGAGAGCGTTGATCTGCGCGTTGTAGGCTATCAGGCAGGCGAGCGTCGTGCAGTTGGCTGGCCCAAGCTGATACTCAGCTACCCTGACATAGAGGTCATCCAGCGTAGCCGCCGTGATGCGCGTGTAGGAGCCATCAGCGTTGGGGTACTGATAGTTCCACCCTGTTGGCGGTATGGCTACTGCCATAAGGGATTAGTTTGCGCCGCTGGTATTGTCTACGCCAGTCGTGTAGCTGGAGTGGCAGATCGGAGCGTTGGGAAACCTGCCATATGGATAAACAAACTGACCATTGGCGTCGAAATAAAGCTCGTAGCGTTTCGTGTTGTTCGTGTGGTCAAGGAAGACGCCGTTGGCCTCGGTAATGGCGTGGCATACGAAGTTTTCGGTTTGAGGCACTACGGCATTGCTGGTCACCTGCGTTGCAGGGTTGATGCCATGAAGGGCGGCGTTACTAGTAGGGTAGATTTTACCAGCGGTGAAAGTTGTAGCCATTCATGACTATTAGCCGCCGACATACCTTATGTCAATTGGATAATTAAAAGCCTGCGATTTTCCTGCGCCTAGCGGCTTTATTACCTCGCTTAACTACCTTGCGCGTCTTTTT